ATTTCCATTGACTGTAAGATTTACAGTTCCAGATGTTGATACAGTCAAAGGCCCAGCACATGATGCATTATCACCAGCTGCAATAGTTACACTAGTGTTTAGAGTCGATTCATTCACACGAAAAATATCACCCTTTTTGGATGTTTGTGAAGTTGAACCATTCTCACCTTGATAAAAACCTTCACCAGCAGAAAGACCAGTGGTCTTTGCTGTAGTCACAGCACTATCTGCAATGTCAGCAGTTGCGATTGTGCCGTCTGCGATTGAGCGAGAAACTACTTGTCTAATTGCCATATCTTAATCCTTTATAGTATTTATGCATCATCTTTGTCTGTACCAGTTGTTTCGTCATAGTTCTTTGCGTCTTGGAAGAATGAGGTTGTTTCGTTAAATCCAAAATCATCATCTGCATCTGCACTTACTGGATTTGGTGTTACAGAATATCTCTGTTCTCTCTTAGGTGCAGTGAGAGGCATATCTGTGTACTGGTCAACTTGAACTGTCTTAATAACCTTTTGGTCAGTGACAGGCCCGTAAAGATAAAACTTAGAAGTGAATGATAGTGTGTAAATAATACTACGTCTTGTTACAAAGTCACCTTCATACTCATCTGAATAATTAACATTAGTCAACACAATTGGTACATCTCTTGTTGTACCCATCGTAGAGTTATCGTTAAGTGTCACAGTATAATCTGGTTGGAAGAATGGAAGAATCTGTTCAACAATCTGTAATGCATCGTCAGAGTTCTTTGCCATCACAAATAACTCAAAGTCCATATTATAAGGAACAGGCATAAACTGTTGACTCATACTCTTACCATCAGAGGATGAATTTACTTTTTTAAATTTTTGAATTGAGTTTAGTTTTCTTGCTGGGTCATATGATATGTTTGCAATCTCAAAACCAATACGAGGCAAAGTAACCGCAACCTTTTTTGTAAGATTGGGGTCTTCTCTAAGTCTTGCTAACCACTTATTCTTTGGGCCATACGCAAGAGGAACTTTCATCGTTTGCGTTACTTCTCCAGCATTGTTAGTTCTTACTAACTGAATGTTGTTAAACATTGTACCAAAGGCAACGACAACCTTTCGCATTGTTTCATGGTAAAACTGTTGTCCTAACATATTATCCTAACCTTCCAATATCACCGAATGGATTAGACTCCGTAAAGTCTAAAACTGTATCATCGGCAGTTTCAAAGAAATCATTCATTGCATTTTCATCAATGGTGTCAACTTTATAAGTTTCTAGTATTATATAGTGTCCTGTTTCTGACAGGATTGAACCTGTACCGTCTTCCATTGACAACTGATGCAGTCCAGCATCAAGTGAGTTATCTGTTTCAATTGCATCAATCTCTGCAATACCAGTATCCATATCCTCTGAACTGTATTCAAAGGTCTTGACTTTTAGTTTAAATGCTGGTACATTGTGAACTTGATAGAATGGGTCATCATGGTCTACAAAGGTAATCTCAAATATCTTCTTCACCTTTGGAAAGTAAACAAGGTCACCTTCATTTGGTCTGGTCTTCACGATTAGATTCGTATCACCAGATACAAGTTGTTCAAATCTTCTTTTCGCAACAACAAAGGTTGCTTCATCTCTCATCTCAAGACCAAACTTGGTCATGATTTCTTTTTCACCTTCATAACCCTCTGCGTTCTCAAAATACATTTCAATTAGATATGCATCGTCAAATTTAGACAATGCATCCTCACCCAACAACTCATCTTCCTTCACAAGAGTTCTTGGAATGTAGTATACGTCTTGACCATAAATCTTCAACTGCTCTATCATTAAGTCTTCATAGAGATGTTGTTCTGGTTTCGTACCTGTATCGAAATATACGTTTGTTGGCATAGTATTAACCCATCATATAGTTTGGTGGCAACTCATACGCAAGTTGGATTTGTTCTTCTAATTTTTCGATATCAGCATTTGCTTCCTCAAAAAGTTTTGCACCGTTTAGTGTTACACCACCTAACATCTGCACACCTTCAAACTTAGAAAGGTTTGCACCCCACTGTCTTTTAATCAATGCAGTTGTATACCTTTTCAGATAGATATCGTTAAAGGCATCTGTGTATGTGGATGGGTCTAACTTTCTATAACACTCAATGATGATATACTCACCAGCAGTTACATCATTACCCCAATCCATATCAATGTATAACCTGTTTTGATGTTGATTAAAACGGATTGGTTTTTCACCTACAAGAATGTGGTCAAGGAAATCTAAGTGTTGCATAGTCATCTGATAATGCAATACTGAAGTGCTTGAAAAATCATAGAGGTCATTTAGTCTTAACTGATAACGAACATCGAACAGATTCAGATTTGCTTTGTCTGTAAAGTCAAATACCTTTACAATAGACAATACACTATCTGGTACAGGAATAAATCCTTTACCCTCTAACCATGTTGCGGTGATTGAGTTGTCTGCTGTATCTGTTGCAGTTGTAGAAGTATTGGTTGCAGCCCTGTCGATTTCTGCCTGTGTGATTTGATGTTTTAAATACATTCTTTCCACACCATCATAATGATATTGTGCGAAATATTGCAATGCCTCATCAATTCTGTCTTCTACTTGGTCATCATCGACATTGATTTCAATCACAGGCTTACCAAGAGTTCTAAGACAATATTCTTTTAGGTTTGCTCTTGAATTTGGATTTGCCATATTATTCTTCCTTACCTTGAGACACTTGCGTTAACATTTGCTATACCTTCTACAGCTCTAGTCTTATCTCCACTAGATGCTGTTATGAGAACATCATAATTATAACGTCCTGCTTCAAGAGCGGCCGTTTGTGTTGATGTAAGGGATATTGTGAGTTGACCTGTAGTTCTATCAGCATCAAATGCTACAGAAAAACTAACAGACGTAGAGGATGAGGGCGATTTGCGTATCTGTGCAATCGCAGTAAATCCTGTTAAATTTAGTGCATTACCACTTGTGTCTTTGACTGTTATTGTCTTTGAAAAAGTTGCACCTTGGTCAATAAATATATTTGTAATAGACGCCATTCACACAGTCTCCTTTTATCTATTTATAAGGAAAGTGCGTTGAAGTTATGGAACTAAAAATCCTTGAAAACGAGTGCCTTTGCGAATACTAATAGTGGTGTCACCAGAAACAAACATTCCTGGCTGCACCGTATGACTAGCTGGTACATATATCAAAGCGCTATTTGTCAAGGCTTGGTAATTTGCACCGTTTGGGTTAGTGATAACACGATAATCATCATCAGAGTTTGAACTATTCAAAGCACCGTTTACATCAAAATAAATGTTAACGTGTGTTGCGGTGGTGGCATTTTGAAATAAACAAGATAGATTAAATTGATAATAACCTGTTATTGGTGCAGTGAATGTAGCAACAGTTCCTGCTATACTCAGGCAGTTACCGATATCAAAATCCTCTGTATCAAGTGGAACAGTATATCCATCTGTTCCAATATTAGACGTACTAGTGTAATTAGCAGCAGCAACTGTAGCACCTAAACTAGCACTAAACTTTGGATTAGCTGGTGCAGTGATACGACCACTACTATCAATAAGTAATGCGTTATTTGAGTTTGTGTGGTCTTGAATTGTTCCGACTTTTAATGTACTCATATTTTTACCCTATCAAATACATGAAGGCGCCACCTACTGCGCCACTGGCACTAGTTGCACCGTACAAACCCACAGTTCCGTTTGCTGCTGTAAATTTAACTTCTTCACTAGCATTTACAATATGTACTTGTGTACCACCAATATGTGACCAAGCTTCAGCAGTGCCTTGTGCAGCATAACCAATTCGGCAGATAGTTACGTTATTAATTACCAAAAAAATACCAGCAGTAGTATTCATGATTCCATTTATACCAATCATATACAGTCCAGTAACTGGCACAGTCATTACACCACCAGAATGGGTGATACCTCTACTGGCGTGAACACGAAAACCATCAATTGTATTTCCAACTGTATAATCACCGTCAACATCTCTTATTAGCTGAATAAATGGTTTTGTCGGTTGAAAAATACGACCACCACTATCAATGGTGGCTGCGGTTGTACCACCAGAAGATTTGATTGTGCCAGTATTGACATTATCTGTAATTAATGTACTCATATCTTATTCCTATGGTGCTATTTCTAAATACAATACGGATGAGGGTGAACCTGTCTCGTTTGCGTTAACCGACCTATTTATCCACAAAGTTCCAGCATTAGTCAGGCCTTGACATTTAGCAGTAATAGCACTACCATCTGTATTACTTACACTAGTAATAATTGTTGATGGCATATATCCGTTGTTGTTC